GAGCGGCATTGGTGGTTTTGCGCTCGGCTTTGAATGGGCAGGATTATCTGAACCAGTCATGTTCTGCGATACTGATGTTTGGTGCAGAAAAATATTAAAACAACATTGGCCTGATGTGCCTATCACAGAAGATGTAAAGGAGTTAGCGAGTGAGCCAAGAAGATATGTTCCAGACTGCGACATCCTCACAGCAGGATACCCATGCCAACCATTCAGTGTCGCTGGGAAGCAAAAAGGCGCAGAAGATGACCGCCACATCTGGCCGTACATCCGCAAAATTGTTGCATCCAAAAGACCCGCTTGGTGCGTTTTCGAGAATGTTTATGGGCACATCGCATTGGGACTCGACCAAGTGCTTGCTGACTTGGAAGCCGAAGGCTACGCCACAAGGGCGTTTGTTGTTCCAGCTTGCGGTGTCGATGCCCACCACAAAAGAGACAGAATCTGGATTATTGCACACACCAACAGCGAAGGGGAATCAGATGGCCCCATCCATGAGGGACAGAGACAGGGGGAGTTGGTGGCCGACACCGAGAGCATCGGACGGCACGGGTGGGACGAGGAAGCTGAACGAGCAGGGCAGACGCACCAGCCAGACCAACCCAGACCTGAACTTCGGGGCCAACCTGGCGGATTCAGTGAGACTATGGCCGACACCGAGAGCCAGCGAGTACAAGGATTCAGGGCCAGTTGGGAGCAAAAGTCACAAACATATGAAAGACAGGCATTATCTTTGTGCAGAGGTGAAAGACCAGCAAAAACCTACTGGGAAGTTGAACCCAGAGTGGGTCGAGTGGTTGATGGGATACCCAGAAGGGTGGACAGAATTAAAGGACTAGGCAACGCTATCGTTCCGCAAATAGCACACAGAATAGGAAATACAATCAAAGAATATGAGCGATCTACCAGCACTTGATTTGGACTTCTCGCAAAGTCCGACTGTATGGAAGTTCCTGAACAGCGATTCGTTTGTTCGAGGATTGATGGGGCCAGTTGGATCAGGCAAGTCCTATGGCTGTGCGGCAGAGATTATGTTGCGTGCGGTACGGCAAAAGCCCAGCCCAAGAGATGGAGTCAGATACACGCGCTTTGTGGTCGTGCGTAATACTTATCCAGAACTAAGAACCACAACTATCAAGACCTGGCAGGAGTTGTTTCCTGAGGCAACCTGGGGCGGTATGCGCTGGCAGCCGCCCATTACTCATCACCTCAAGCTACCCACAAGGGGTGACGCGGCAGGAATAGACTGTGAAGTCATATTCCTGGCGTTAGACACACCTCAATCAGTCAGAAAATTATTATCCTTAGAAATCACGGGCGCGTGGTGTAACGAGGCAAGAGAGCTGCCCAAAGCAGTTATTGATGGTCTTACTCATCGTGTTGGTCGCTACCCAACCAAAATGGATGGTGGTGCAACTTGGCATGGCATCTGGATGGATACCAACCCACCTGATAACGATCACTGGTGGCATGACGTATCAGAAAAAAATCCGATCATTGGTAAGTATGGGTGGGAGTTTTTCCGACAACCAGGCGGTGTATTACCTGTCAAGAAGGATGACCTGCCAGAGAACCCGGAAGCAAACGGATTCCTGTTCAGTGCTGGTAAGTGGTGGATGGTCAACCCGAATGCCGAGAACACAAACAACCTGCCACCAGGCTACTATGAGCAGCTACTGGGTGGTAAGAACCTAGACTGGATACGATGTTACGCGCAGGGCATGTTTACCTTTGTGCAAGAGGGCAGACCAGTATGGCCTGAATATGACGATGAGTTGATGTCAGGTGATTGTGAGTATGATCCATACTACCCAGTGCAAGTTGGCGTTGACTTTGGTTTGACACCAGCCGCGATATTCGGGCAGCGTACTCATGGCGGTCAATGGCGTGTACTCGATGAGCTTGTCACATTCGATATGGGCTTGGAGCGTTTCGGTCAGGAGTTGTTGGCTAAGATTGCAGAGAAGTTCCCGAAGTCAGAGATATTGCTATGGGGTGATCCTGCTGGTAACAAGCGTGATGAAATCTATGAGGTAACTGCATTTGACCATCTAAGATCGCTAGGGTTCAAGGCACAACCAACAGATTCCAATGCTTTTGGAGTCAGACGCGAAGCAGCCGCCAGTCCAATGTGTCGGCTGGTGAATGGCAAGCCAGGGCTGAAAGTCGATAAAAAATGCCTACGCTTGCGTAAGAGTCTGTCAGGTGGTTACTTCTTCAAGCGTCAATCGCTTGGGGCTGGTCAAGAACGATTCAAAGATACACCAGTCAAGAATGAACATTCACACTGTGGTGATGCTTTTGGCTACCTGATGCTGGGCGGTGGTGAGCATCGTAAACTAAGACGCGGTAGCTATGGTGTATCTGGCAAAACATATACCGCCAATACTGACTTTGAGATCATATGATTCCGTTTCCAGACAAAAAATACAACATTATCTATGCTGATCCTGCTTGGTCTTATCAAGGGAAAATGATGAACAGTTCAGTTACTGACCATTATTCAGTAATGAATGTAACGGATATTTGCAATCTTCCAGTTAAGGAAATAGCAGATGATAATTGTATTTTGTTTATGTGGGTAACTCTGCCAAAACTTAATGAATTTATGCAAGTGGTTAATTCGTGGGGATTTGAGTACAAGTCAACAGCTTTTGTTTGGTGTAAGCAAAATAAAAAGTCTCCAGGTTTTTTCATGGGTTTGGGTAGATGGACTAGGGCAAATCCTGAAATATGTATTTTGGCTACCAAAGGCAGAATAAAAAGATTGTCTAGTTCTGTCAGACAACTTCAAATGTTCCCAATAGAAGAACATTCAAAGAAGCCTGATGAATTTAGAAACTTGATTATAGAACTTGTTGGCGACTTGCCACGAATAGAATTGTTTGCTAGGCAAAAAGTAGATGGTTGGGACTGTTGGGGTAATGAGCTTTGATCCGACTGGCTACAGCCAACCTGGGTGTTGGCAAGCAAATCGTACCATTCCAAAGATCACATATGTATCAGATCGAACTCAAAGGGTTCGAGCGCGAATATCTCAATGCCTTCCCAGATTACATAGACCATATCGCCAATGGTGCTGATCCTGACCATTCATGGACTGGCATCGTCTATAACAAGATCGTCTGTATCTTCGGTATATCTATGCTGTGGCCTGGTGTAGGCGAGATGTGGATGATCCCATCAGTTCATATCAGTGACAGTCCGATAGCGGTTGTTCGAGCATCCAAGAAGATAATCAGCGAGACAATCACTGAGCTAGACCTTAGACGATTGCAAATAACAGTGAATGTCAATAATCTACAAGCATTTCGCTTTGCAAAGGCATTAGGCTTCAATGTAGAATGTGTCATGACAAAATACGGCCCAGAGGGTCACGACTACTACATGATGTTTAGGAGATGATATGGGCGGTATATTGAGTAAACCAAAGATGCCTAAAGTTCCACAAGAAACATTGGATGCACAAAAGCGTGCGGAAGAAAGAGCTTTGGCACAAGAGCGAGATGCAGCAAAGCAAATCGCAGCGCGTAAGAAAACTCGTAGAACTGGTGGGATACGATTACTGATGGGTGATCGACCTATGGATGAAGATAAGACCAAATTAGGTAGCTAACATGACACCACCAAGCAGAAGGAGTGTAATGCTTAGAATAGCTATGCGTCAGGAACAAAACCAGCCTTTGCTACAACAAGCAAGAGCGATTCAAGAAGCCTATGATATTAGTGGTGATGATTTTGATCGTATGTTCACTACTCGTAAGCCTGGCACACCAAGAGTCGGATTACCAACCGATCCATTCGGCCCAATATCGAGAAAAGCGAGAGGCCGATTACCAAGAACAGGTGGGCCGTTTGTTGGTGGTCGAGAGCCAGAGCCAGTAGAATTATTTTTAACACCTTATGGTCAGCAACTGTTTGATCGTGATAAAGAGATCAAAGCGATTAGAGCAGAGACCGAAAGAATGCAAGCACAACCCTATGGTCGTGTCCGAGCAAGACGCACAGGACTAGCGAGAGGCTAATGCCAGCCAAGAAGTATCAGAACCCGAAAGGTGGTCTGAACGCAGCAGGGCGAGCGTTTTTCAAACGCACTCAAGGATCGAACCTAAAGCCCCCTGTAAAGTCTGGAGACAATCCCAGACGTGCCTCGTTTCTTGCTCGGATGGCTGGCAACCCAGGGCCAGAACGTGACTCAAAGGGTAGGCCAACACGATTACTGTTATCACTGAGAGCGTGGGGTGCATCATCAAAAGCCGATGCCAGATCGAAAGCGCGTAATATATCCAAACGACTAAAGGCGAAAAGTAATGCCTAAGCTAAATGTAAACACGTTATTAGAGCGCGAAGCCAAAGCACAAACGCGCAAAGATGAGTTCAGATCAATCTATGAAGATTGCTATGAGTATGCTCTACCACAACGTAACCTGTATTCAGGATACTATGAGGGTAAGGTTGCTGGTAAAGGCAAGACAGCCAGAGTTTTTGACTCAACAGCTATCCATTCAACTCAACGCTTTGCAAACAGAATACAAGCTGGTTTGTTCCCACCTGCCAAGAAGTGGTGTCGATTAGAGCCTGGTACTGGTGTTCCAGAAGAAATCAGGATTCAGGCACAAGAAACCTTAGATTCCTACACAAACATCATGTTTGATTCTCTACGCCAGACATCATTCGATCTGGTGATGGGTGAGTTTTTGCTTGACCTGGCAGTTGGCACAGCCGTTATGATGATTACACCAGGCGATGAGACTGCACCAGTCAAGTTCACAGCAATACCACAATATCTTGTTGCGATTGAAGAAAGCATTGATGGTACTGTAGATACGATATTCCGTAAGATACGCATGAAAGCCGAAGCTGTACCGCGTGAGTTCAAGAACGTAAAAAGTGCTGAACTTGATGAAGCAATCCAGCGCAACCCACAGCAAGAGATTGATCTATTTGATGCGGTGATTTATGACCATGAGACTGGTCGATTCCATTATCATGTGGTCTGGCCTTCAAAGCGTGTTGAAGTTGCATACACAGAGATGCGCTCGAATCCATTTGTTGTTGCTCGATACATGAAAGTTGCTGGAGAAGTTTATGGTCGTGGGCCACTTGTAACAGCAATCAACGACATCAAAACAC